GCCCCGCACGTCGTGAATCTGAGCACTGTCCCACACGTCGTGAATCTGAGCACTGCCCCCCACGCCGTGAATCTGAGCACTGTCCCCCACGCCGCGAATCTGAGCACTGCCCCCCACGTCGTGAATCTGAGCACTGCCCCGCACGTCGTGAATCTGAGCACTGTCCCGCACCTGGACGATACGGCCGGCACGGACATCGCGCACGATGGCCGTCCCGCCCACGATCCAGCAGCCATCCACAACCAATCGATGCTCGCCGGACCGGAGCATCATCTTGGCGACAATCGCGCGGCACGCTTCCTCGGCGGCCTGTGCGACCTCGGTCCACCAGCCAGGGGCCGTCTCGGCATCGAGCTGGAATCGCCACGTGGCGGCATCCAGCCAATCGACGGGCACGAGCTCGATCTTCGCGAAGTGCTGGTGATGTGCGGTCTCGTCGGGCAGTTTGAAATACGTCACCAGATCGCTGTGCGAGTCCAGCATCGGGTGATGCAAGACGTCGCCGTTACGGAGCACGAGCGCCGAAAAAAAGTTACACATCCTCAGTCTCCAGTGAAGGTCGCCACTCCGTGCGAATGATCCAGTTCCCCTTGCCTACACGGTGCGGCGTCAGACTCCAGCGGGGTTCGGCGGCGGGCCGGAGCGTGCGAATCACGGCCTGCACGTCCTCGAGCTCGCCGTAGGTCATCATCAGCGGCTCGAGCAGGGCGAGATCCTCTGGCCACCACTGCCGATCATTCTGCCAGCGGGCGCGCAGTCCGGCGACGAACTGGGCGTCGTCAGAGTGCATGAGCTCGAGCCCGCAGTCGCAGGACTCGGCCGGCGCGGACCAAGAGCGCGCAAAGAATGGCTCACGGCAGATAAGGCAGCGCGGCATCGATCAATCTCCTGTCCAGCGATGCGTGCCGTCGTAGAGACCGTCGTCCGGTCGCGCGTCATGTGGTCGGCGGCGGACAAGGGCCGCCGACGCCTCGAGGTCTGCGCGCCACTGTGCGGCGATGGCGTCACGCGCCGCCTGACGTGTCAGCCGGTAGGCGGCCTCTCGCGCGGGCCGATACACCGTGGGCGGCTGCGCGGGGTCGGAGGCGAGGCGGATGGCGTCGAGGAGTGGCCCGAGGCTGGGGTCGTCCGTTTCTGCGCGCACGGTGACTCGTGGCCACGCGACGACGCGCCAGCACACGCTGGACACGGCAGGCAGCCATGGGATGTCCTCGCCTGCGATCAGGCGCCTCAGCCGATCTGCGCCGAGCACGAGCGTGAGGGGCGGACCGGTGTGCGTCATCGATTCGCCTCCCTCATGTCGGTCACGATGATACTTAGCGCTAGGATGCCAGTCAAGGGAAATCGACATGTCCTATACGATTTTTGAAGAGACAGCGAAAGCGAAGGAAAGTCGAATAGCTACCGCTAGGCCGCTTGTGCTAGACTCCCCGTATGGCTCCGCCCGCGGCGCCCCTCGCGCTCCCGCCCACGCCAGAGAAAGATCCGGCCGCAGTCGCGCTGGGCCGTCGTGGGGGGCTCGCGCGAGCGCAGCGCCTCACGCCCGCCGAGCTGTCCGCCATCGGGCGGGCCGGCGCCAATGCGCGGCGTCGACGCAAAGCGCGCGAGGCGAAGGCGTCATGATGTGCCCGAAGTGCGGGGGCACGCAGGGATGGTCAGGACCAAGATGGGAATACCACAACCACAAGGGTTATGCTACTTCGCCGCCTATTCCGCTAGGCCGCTTGCGTCGCGCGCTCGATCACGATGTCCCCGTACTGGAGAATGAGTTCCTGGCCTGCGTCCGTGCGCTTGAGCGAGTACCGATAGCGCCCGCCTGATTTCCCAAACGCGGCGATCGTCAGATCGGTATCGGCGGCGGTCCACCGTGCCCGCTGCGTATTCGTGGCCGCGACGCTATTGAACGATCCGATGATCGACAGTGTCCACGATTTCAGCACCGTGCTACTCGCATCGGTCTTGCGCGCATCGAGCGTGATCGCCCAGCCGGCGATGTCTTTGGCGGTCGCGCCGCTCGCGTCCGTGTCGAGGTCGAGGACATGAAAATCGCGCGTGAAATCGGTATCGAGAAAAAGCCGATCCGTGTCCGTCCCGCCGATCTGTTGATCTGTGGCCATTAGTCCCACTCCGCATCATAGGTGAAGGTGCGCTGCCACGTCGCGGTGTACGTCGTGGCGCGTTGCCAGGTCGCCGTATACGTCGCTGTCCGCTGCCACGTTGCGGTGTAGGTCCAGCTCGCCAGATCGAGACGGAGCAGACCGACCGAGGCCGTCGCCGACACCCCCGTCAGGGCGAGCGTGACATCGGCGGCTGAGGACACCGTGCCGACCTGCCCGGTCGCCTGCTGGCCGATCAGACTGACATCGATGGCAACCGCGACACTGCCGACCGCGGCCGATCCGCCGACCCACGTCGCGGCCAGCGTGAAGACCGGCGTCAGTGTGCCAGTGGCGCCGGTGCTTCCGACGCCCGTCAGGGCGGCCGTGACATCGCCGCCCGCGATCAGCGTGCCGACGGCCGTGGTGGCAGCCGTGCCCGAGAGCGGCACCGTGATGCTCGGCGTCAGGGTCCCTGTCGCGCCCGTCGCACTCGCGCTCGTGAGCGCCAGCGAGAACGTCGGACCCACTGTCCCGGCCGCACTTGTGCCGACGACGCCCGTCAGGGCGATCGTGATGTCGGCCCCGGCACTCATCGTGCCGACCGCCGCAGTCGCCGCCTGGCCGGTGAGCGGCACGGAGAACCCAGGGAGGAGTGCCCCCGTCCCGCCCGTCCCCGCCTCGCCGGTCAGCGCGACGGAGAAGGTGGAGACGGCCGTGCCCGTGGCCCCGGTCGCGGTCACTCCGGTCAGCGGCACCGAGATGCTGGGAGCCAGCGCGCCCGTCGCCGCCGTCGTGCCCTCGCCCGTGAGCGCACGACTGATGCCGGGGCTCAGCGTCCCCACTGATCCCGTGGCCCCGACGCCCGTCAGCGCGACCGACACACTCGGCGTGAGCGTGCCGACCCCACCCGTGCCCGTCGTGCCGGTCAGCGCCACAGAGCACGTCGGCGCGACGGTGCCCACTGATCCGGTCGCACCGACCCCTGTCAGCGCGACCGTCGTGCCCGCACGTGTGAATGCGCCGTAGCGCTGGCCGGGGATGCCGCTCGGCGTGAGCTGCGTGAGGATGACGGCCGCCTGCCCGCTGGGACTGAGCGTGCCGGTCCCGCCCGTCCCACTGACGCCCGTGAGCGCCAGCGTCGAGCCAGGGACGACCGTGCCGACGCCGCTCGTGGCCACCTCACCCGTGAGAGCCACACTGATCCCAGGCGTGAGCGTGCCGGCGCTCCCCGTTCCCGCCTCGCCCACGAGCGCGACGGCCATCGTGGGCGTGACCGTGCCCACCGATCCGGTCGCGCCGACCCCGCTGAGCGCGATCACAATCGCCACGCCCAGCGTGCCCACCGCCGACGTGCCGACCACATTGGTCAGCGCAACCGTGGTCGCAAAGTCCGGCGTGTCCACGCGCGTGCTCGACGTGCCGATGCGGACGTTCACATCGGCGGTGCTCGATCCGCTCGCGCCTTGAATCTCCCACGCGACCTGAACGAAGAGATATTCATTCGCCAGCGTGACGGCGCCGAGCGCGACCGTCACCGCAGAATCCTGCGAGACCGACGTCAGCAGATCGGTGACGCCACTCCCGACCGCCGTGCCAGACGTAATCTCGGTCGCGCTCGTGCCGTCGGCATTCGCCGATCGAAACAGCCGGAAGCGACAGCGGCCATCGGCCCCGCTCTCGGCACTCGTCGCGCGCACGCGCGCCGTGAAGACCCAATTGTTCGCCGCGAACGTGCCCGTGTAGGCATTCGTCGTGCGCCAGCAGTCCCCGTTCGTCGTATCGATCGACCCGTCAGGGACGACCGTGCCGCTAAACGTATTCGCGGCGCGCTCCGTGCGCGTGCGGAACTCTGAATACACCGTCGGCGCGGTCTTCGCCACGACCCAGCCGGTGACGGGGCTCGTGGTCGCTTCGGCGCCGGGCGAGGTCTCGGAAATCTCCTGATAGATCGTCGAGAGCGCCGTGTTCGTCAAAAACAGAGTTTTTGCGGCCACTTACGCGATCTCCGTCACGATGTACGTGCAGCGCGGATAGGTCCGAGGGTGGAACGCGCGATTCGGCCAGTGCCGACACGCCTGCTGGTAGTAGGTATTCGTCGCTGATCGATCGGTGCAGCGGCCTTCGTCCGGTGAGATGCGCGCGAAATGCGGGCAGACGCCTGGCTCGCCCGTGTAGGGATGGCCGCTCTCACAGCAGTCGCCGCACCGAGAGCAATAGCCCGTGACGTGGAAACTCCGGCCGTGGCCGTCCGCCTGGCGGACGATCCGATCCTCCGCCGGGAATAGCCGGATCGTGCGCATCGGGCCTCGTGGCGCGCCGCGGCGCGCTTACGCGATGCGCAGCAGAGCCGTCGCCGCCGCGTTCGCCGGCATGGTCAGCGTGAACGTGCCCGCGACGATGTTCTGCGATCCGAACGTGAACACCGCCACGGCGAGGTTTGTCGCCGACGTGTCGTTGTAGAGCAGCAACGCGTCAAACGCGCCGCTCGACGTCAGATTCGCCCACGAGAGCGAGGCCGAGGGCGTCCAGATCGCCGTCGTGCCGTCGAGCGTGGGGGCGGTGCCGTTCGTCACCGCGGTGCCCCCCTGCGTGTAGTTGCCCGTACCGGCCAATTCTCCGGTCGTGTTGTAGACGGTGTCGCCGGCCCCGCGGGAGGCCGTCGCGAGGTAGAGTGCCCCCTTGAAATCATCCTTCGTCGTCGCGCCTCTGACGACACTCGTGCCGAGCGCGTGGAGGCCGTTCATGAAATCGACTTTCGCCTGACTGCAAAACGCTTGCGTGTTTGCCATCTGCGTCTCCTATGATCCGAATGGTGCCGCGACGGCTCCCCAGCCCTCCGGCCATTGCTTCAGTGTGACGTGCGCGGACCGATGCACGAGGACGCCCTCGTGCCAATACTCGATCCACGTCGTCCGTTCGTGCTCGTTGTCGATCGTGCCTGCCCGCTTCACGAGATCGGCCTCATCCATCGGCCCGCGTGTGGTCTGAATGATCATCGGGACACTCCTCACACAATCACGTAGGTGTCGCCCGCCTGGGGAGCAGCCGTCAACGTCGAGACGGTCAACTCGTCACTCGCGGGTGTGAACGCGGTGATGTCCGTCGCCTGTTTGGCGAGCGTGCCCGTGAGGAAGATCACGATGCGGCCCTTCCAATGGTCGGTCCCGCTTTGCGTGAGCTGGTCATCGACGATGGTCGTCGTCGTCCCGCTATCGACCGTGCCGTAGTAGATCGACTCGGCCGATCGACGGAGATTGTCTGCGGCCGTGGACCCACCCGCGAGATGAGTGGTGTTCGCGTCCACCGTGCCGGCCACGGTGAACGCCAAGGCGCCGATCTTGGCGTCGAGATCGAGACCGCCGGCGTCAGAAATCGGCACGCCGCCGGCGGCATCGGCGGCGGCGTCAGGCACGGCGGTACCCGCGAGGCCGCGTGTCGCCGAATACGCACTGTCCACGAGTGCATTGTTCAGCCCAGCCGCGCGGAACCCGATGATCGGCCCCGCCCACGGGAGGATGCCTGTCGCCACGCCTGTGAACCAGCCGAAACCTTCCGTGTTGTTATTGGCGGAGGCGCCGCCCGAGGCTGGGATTTCAATCGCGTACATGCCCGAGGTACCTTGATCGGTCCAGTCGTAATCGCCACCCGAGGTCGGCGTCACGGCCGTCGAGGTTGTCACCCCAGCGGTCGTCGTGAAGTGCCAAAACAGCGCGAGGCCCGCCTGGTTGAAGACGACGGCGTCTTCGATAGTTTTGAAATCCGTCGAATCGATCAAGGGCATCGCGTTCACCGGAACGCTCGCCAGCGCGATGTCCACGTCCATCCAGATCATTGCGTTACCTCACCGCCTGCTGGTTGGCGTAGAAATACCAGGGGTTGCCGGCGGCTGCGGCAGGCACCAGCGACGCGACAATCCCGACGTGGAGACCGGACGTCGGTGCCGTGGAGGCCGTGAGGCTGGTCGAGGCAGGTGGCGAGATGGCGGCATTGTTGTCGAACAGGCCAATGCCATTCGCTGATCCGATGCGCTTGGTCGTCCCTCCGCCCGCTGACGGATTACCGATGTTGTTGCCGAACGCGCCTTGCATCCAACAATTATCCGCGACAGGCGTAGCCGAAACCGTCAAGGATGTTTGCGCCCCGCCACCGTCTCCACTGTTATTTACATCGTTCACTCGTGCGCCCGTGTAGGACGCCGCTTCCGCCATGATGACGCCGGATGATCCACTCACCACGACGTTGTTGGCGCCAGAGGCGGGATCTTGCAGCTCCCAGAGCGCCATGCACCTATCCAATGCGGTGTGTCCACGGACTTTCGTGAGCGCCACGCCCGCATAGGTCACGCCCGTGACGTTGTCGGTGACGGTATTGCTCCGTGTGCCCACACGAATGAGACGATTCGCCCCCGTACACGTATGCGACCATGTCAACGACGTGCCCGGATTGACGAGCCCGCCGTCGGTCGCCGCATCGAAGGCAATCGCCATGCTTACGTCACCGTGATCACAACGCCCGTGCGGAGTGCGTCCGACAGCACCAACGTGCCCCGCAGTCGTTGACCAGCCCGATCAGTCAGCGACAAGGAAATCCGAGGATCAGGATTGGTCACCAGCGTGCCATCGAGATCGGTGTAGGTTAACCCAGCAGGCCCGTAACTGTCCCACGTCCCCTGATTGCCGAGCGACCAGGTCGCGCCATTATCCGACGAAAACTCAAAGCCCCATGTGACCATCTTTCCGGTCGCGAGTTTGTCCGCCAGATCGATCGTGAGGGTGAAGATGACTTCTGTCACACCACTAGGCACGGCATCGGGCGCCTGAAACGTGTACGCACCAGCCTGCCGAGGACGAGAGGAGACCGTCACCACTGTCGCCATCATCCCACCGTCCCCTTCTTCTTAAAGGCATCTCGAATCGCCTTTGCGAGTTCGCGAGCGAACTGTTCCTGCGCCGTCAGTTTACTCATGCCGTGCCTCAATCCGCCCCGCCGCATGTGCCGCCGAAGTCTCCAGTTGCGCCTGCGCGGCTGCGAACAATCGGTCGAACTCCTCGACGCTGAGGCCTAAGCCCGTCTGCGAGTCCAGCACATGCAGCTTCTGCGCCCCGACCGCCGCCTTCACGCCTTGGACCGTCGCGACGCCCAACTGAATCAGCTTCAGCACTTCGGTGAAAACCAACGTCACGATCCGCCTCCCGTGAGATAGGCCACAGCGATAGCGAAACTCGCGCGGAGAATCGCGGCCGTGCTGACCAGTGCCGGCTGGTGGACGCCTTCGAGCTTCGTGACAAGCGATTCCATCAGCATCACAATGCGGGCCAGCGTCTGCCGCAGCGAGGCCTCGCGCGTGACTGCCTGCAACTCGCGCAACGCGATGCGCAACGGCGCGGTCTGTGTCGTCGGCAGCGGCCCGCAGACCTTCCGCACCGTGTCGCTCGGCGTATCCAGACCCGTCGCTTTCAGGATGCCGCAATCGAGCGCATCCTTCTGCTCGGTCGAGAGCGGCAACGCGTTGACGAGGACGGCCGCATGGTCGAGCACGACAAAGGACGTCCGCACCGCGTCAGCCACTCGCGCCGCGACCTGCCGGACCTGGGCTTGCTCACTCGCGCCAGGGCGGATCGCCGTCAAGGCCGAGGCACAGGCCGAGGTGAGGACCAGCGAAAGGATCAGGAGGCCCAGACGCATTTACGTCTCCGTCGTAGCTCGCGGTTCAATCGCCGTTCGATACGCGAACTGCTGAAACCCGAACTGACGGATGGTATCACCCACGGCCGTCCACACGCCCGGCCAGAGTAAGCCGGTAATGGTCAGCGTCCCCTGCGCGGCATCAAACGAGGAATGCACGCCGAGCGCGCCCGCGAACGCCATCGCGAAGGCAATGGCCGTCTTGACATGCCGGAGCGCATTCTCGCTCATCCCGCCAAACTTCGATCGCTTCCACCATTGAAGGAAGGCCGCCGAGGCGTAGGCCCAGACGAAGGAGACCACGGACTCATTTGCTTGCCCAGGTTCCAACGGTGTATCGACCGCCGCGGCCGCAGCCTGCGCCAGCATCGGCACGCCCCATGCCGCGACGAAAACGATCACCATGAAGATCCACCAGCGTTTCATCTCATTCCCCTCTCATCGCGCAGACATACCGCCGGTCACGATGCTGCGCGCGGTCCGTGTTCCGTCGCTCCCGGCCGGAGGTCGTGGCGCCCTGGGCGCAACAGGCCGCGGCGCTCGAATCGCGGAGCAATGTCGGCGCATGCAGGCTCCGCTGTTGCTCGGACAGTCCAGCGAGAAACTCGTGTGCGCCGATGACCGACACGACTTCTACGTGCGCGCCCGTGCTATCCACGATAACATCGCCGGCCCGTGGCTTCATCCTTTCCACTCCACATGCGGCAGGTCTCGGAGATGCGGCCAGCGGCCCCCCCACACGAGCCTGCCCGCGCCAAGCGTTTCGGCCATCGTGCCGTAGAGCGTCCACGGATGCGCCTCATCCCACGACGGCGTCTCGAGCTCACCATCCCGATCCGGCCCGTCCACCAGAAACGCGCAATCGACGGCCCAGCCGAAGCCGTCCGCTTTCGCCTGATGGTTGGACTTCTTCGCCACGCCGTCAGCATTTGTGACGACCGATCCGGGCGCCGTCCGGCCTTTGGCAAAGAGCGCCACCTGTTCTTCGACCGTGCGCACGCCCGCCGTGACCGTCATGGGATACCCGAGTCCCTCCATCGCAGTAAGGATCTTCGTCACGATCGCGCGGAGCGGCGGCGTGATCGATTCGAGCCGCTTACTGTCACGCGCGACAATCGCTACGGGCCGCATGATCGTCATGATCCGGTCACATGATGCCGACGAGCTTCAGAATCCACGCCATCACACCCGCCCCGGCCGAGAAACAGCTGACAATCAGCACCACTAGCCAACGCAATTCTAACCGACTGACATGGCCGTCCTCAAACTTCCCGTCCGGCCTGGTCTGGAGACGATTCACCAGTTCATGCACCCGTTCCCGCACGCGCGCGAACTCCGTCTGGAGACTCTGAATCCAGCCATCATGCCGGGCGAGTTTTTCATGGGCCTCGCCGACGCGCCCATTGATGCCATTGAGCCGGACCGTATTCTGCTCATGGCGCTTTTCCGACCGTCGCTCGGAATCATCATGCCGCCGATGTAACTCGTGGAAGCCGGTCTCGACCACGGTCTGCAAGCGCGCGATCCGTACCTCAAGATCCATGCTCTCGCGCTCCGTCACCGCACGATTCTCCCGTAGATGAGATAGACCGTCGCCGTATTCGCCGCATCCCCAGCGCCCCCCGGATCAGCATTCAGATGACACTCCATCGCCGCCGCGAGGATTTGATTCTCCGCCGTGATGCCGAGCCCAGTGGGCCATGCGGTGTTATTCACGAGGGAGAATCCCGCCGTGGTCGTGGATGAGGCCGTGGTGAACAGGCTGGCGCTGAAGCCTGCATAATGCACCCCCCAGCCACGCGCGTTATTGTAGCCAGTCGGATTGGCGAAATCCTGAATGACCAGGAGGCGGATCGGAAGGTAGAGTTCATTCGCCGCCGGGGCCTGAAGAATGATACGCGGCGAGGTGGCGCCTGCGAGAATCTGCGCGTTCGTGTAGTCCAGCTTCGCGACTCGCACCTCGAGCGGCAACGGCACAATGCCCGCAGTCGCGGTGGCGCTGATGACCGCCGTCGTCGTCGGACTGCTCGCCACCGGCGCGCTGCCGGCCGTGCTGCCCAGCCACCGTCGATAGAGGTCCATCCAGATCGCTTTCGCGTTGACGCCATTGACGACCGTGAGCTGCTGGCGAAAGGTGGACGTATCACCATCGGTGACGTTGAATAGGCGCGCTTCGGTGCAGATGAACGCGCCACTCAGATTGCGTTCAGTGAGTGTGCAGGTCTGCGATTCACCCGGCGCGATGTCCAGCTCCTCCGTCTCGTAGGTCGCGCGAATGAAATCGCTTTGGCTGACCGCGAGCGCTTGGTCGGCCAACGTTTGCATGGCCGCGCGATTGAACAAATCCGGTCGGCGGATGATGAGATCCCGCGGCGGATCGGGCGGCGACCCGCGGCCGTCCGCGACGATCTTCATGGGATACCAGGCCGAATACCCGGTCACGCCCACGAGCATCGTATCGCCATTGCCGAGCGTGGCCGCCGTCCCGTTATTGATCGAGTAGTCATCGCCGTCGAAGATCCACTCGACGCCATCCACGAGTTCGATCCCCGCGACGCCGCTCCGCGTGACTTCCAACACCACCGGACCGAAATAGTACATCGGCGCGTCAAGCAGAAACTTGGTCGCGCTGCCGTCCCCGATCTTCAGTTCGCCGCTGATGTTCTGGTTGTAGCCTTCGCCGCCGTACACAATCACGCGGTTGTAGTACCGCTGGCGAAACCGCTCGACTGTCACGTCGCCGACATAGGTATTCGGCGTGCCCGTCAGATCGAAACCCGCCGATCGTGTGGACGGGTCCCACATTTCTAATTGCAGATCGGCATCAACCTTCCAGACGAAGCCCGTCTGCTGAGACAGATCGTTGAGGATGCTGTCCACCGTCGCGCCGTCGTAGGCCAGCGCGTCGAGCGTCGGCCCGGTCACTTGACTGGGATGCAGCGTGATGCCGTAGGCGGTCAGATACTCCGTGACGAGATCCTGTAACGCGCTTTCCAGTGTGGCGACGGGCGACGTGGCGCTCCCGAACGAGATCGTCGCCGTCACGAACGACGGATAGACGCTGTAATCGTAGGCGGTGACGCGCGTCACGCGCCCCACGCCGTGGCCCGTCAGCGCCCGCTCCTCGGTCACTTGGATTACGCCTTCCCAGAAGGACGCCGGCGACACATCCGTCCGTTCGAGCGCCAGCAGATCATCAATTCCAGGCTGATACACGCCGTCTTCGTCCAGCACCTCACACGTCAGAATGTCCGGGCCATTCACCACGCGCTGGAGCGTGAGCGACGGCAACGCGACCGTGCGCTCGGTGCCCCCGATGAGGACGCGGAACTCGGCCATCAGCGCGCCAAGCCGATCCGCTCGAGCTCGGGCGTGAGCGTGCGCGCGATGACACTCGCCGCACCACGCCGCAGCCAGGACTCGAACGTCTGCGTATCCGGGGTCATCACATTGATGGTGAAGTGAGCCGCGCCCGCCTCCCCGGCGGTCATCACCCGTTCGCTGCCGTGCAGCATCACGGGCGTGCCCGGCCCGAAGTCCATATATTGGCCGCGCGTGCCGCCGGCAAAACTCGGCAAGCCAACATACGTGCCCTCCCTGAATCGGCGACGGCCTTCGCCTGGTTCACTAGGTTCGATCCAGGGTAATTGCGGACGGCCCGGCGTCGTCGCGCTCGGCCCCGCCAGTAGATCGCGAATCTGTTCCAAGAGCGAGACGACTTGCTGTTGGTATTCATCCTCGATGTCGGCAAACTTCAGGAGCGACAGATCGATCCGATTGCCGTTCTCATCGAGCAGGAGGCCCATCTCGTCCACTTGCCGAATGAACTGCTGAATGGCGCGCGGGAGCGCGACATTGTTCTTCATCGCCTCCCGCGCCAGCGCGGAAAACTCATCGGCCATGTCGCGGAGAATCGCGTTTTGATCCGCGCCCTCGAATCGCTTGAAGACATCCAAGGCGCGCGTCAATTGGAAGGCGGACTCGGCTAACCGAGCCTGATTGAAGCCGCCGCCGAGCGCCCCCAGTTGAATCCCAAAAGTCGAGGCCAAGTCCTGCGCCGATTGCCACGACGGTTTCTTCAGGCCTTCGAGTTGCCGACGCAGATCGCCCGAGAGTCCGGCCTGGCCGAGAATTGAATCGAGGAGCGGGTCGAGTTGACTGGGAATCGCGCCGCCAAACTTCCCGAGCGCGGCTGAGAGTTCCTGCACCTTGCCGGGAACTTTTTCCAGCCGATCGAAGAACTTCGTGACATCGGCCATCCAGCGGCGATTCGCCGCTTCGTCTTTCTTGCCAATCACATTCAGCGCGGTCGAGACCAGCCGATCGCCCTCCGGCCCCAAGCTCCGCAATTTTTCAAACAGATTGTCCAGGGACTCGAAGCCGAGTTGCTTGGCGAAATCCTGCCGCGCGCCAAGCGTGACGTTCTTGCCGAGATTCCCAATCGCGCCGAAGACTTTCCCCATGATCGGGCCGAGCAGTGCCCCGATGCCGGGCAAGAGATTCGCGATCGCGCCGCCGAAGGACTTGCCGAACACGCCCTGCAACGATTTCCCAAGACCACTCTCGAAGACACCCTCGGTTGATTTCCCCACGAGCGAGCCAGCGAGATTCCCGCCGAAGAGACTGCCAAGGGCCTTCCCAACATTCCCGCCGCCGGTCAACGCCGCGAGAATCGTCTGCGGCGCTTGGCCGAGCGTCGTGCTCATGCCGCCTCGGAAGAGCATCCCCAAGGACGCCACGGGCACGCCTTTCGCCAGATCGGCCGCACTCACACCAGGCTGGAAAAAGTTCGGGCCGAACTTGGGCCCAGGCGGACGCGCGATCGGAAAGCCGCCGACAGGGGCTGGTGGTGCCCCGAGCGGCACCGAGCCGCCGAACAACGCGGCCGGACTGATGGGCGAGACAATAGCCCTGGCCCACGCCGCCGCGCCCGTGAGCCCGCGCTCGGCCAGAAAGCGCGCCTCGAACGCCTGCCGTTGCCGCTGGGTGTCCGTGACGCCGGTCAACCGCTCGCGCTCGAACGCGCGATACAACTCGTTCAGCCGTTTTGCGTCCTCGGCCGCCTTCTTGACGGCCGCCGCTTCCCGGTCGCGTTCTTCCTTCGTCTGCGGCAGTGAGGGAAGATGCCGTAGGCCGAGGCCTAAGCCTTCGGGACTGAAGGGCGCCGGACCAGTGGTCGCTGGCCGCGCCTTGGTCTTTGACGCCTCCGCCGCCAGGAACTCGGCCGATCCGAGGGCGAGGGCTTGGGCCACATTCCCGCCGCTCCCAGCGACGCGCGCGAGAAAGACGACGCCGGTTCGAAAATCAGCGATGAACTTGTGCCATTGATCGAACATCTTGACGATGGCTTCGCCGCTGACAATCGTGAGACCAGCCCAGAAGTTCTCCCAGGATTGTTTTGCCTCTTTCAGCCGTTGCACGGTCTCATCCGACATCACACGCACGCTATCGGCGACCTTGAGCGTGCCTTCTCGAATCATCGGCAGCAGTTCCTGCCCGGCCTTGCCGAACAGTTCCATCGCGACTTGCGTTTGCTGCATCGGATCAGCGATCCGTCCGATGGCATCCGCGATGGTGCGGAAGGCGACCTCCGGCCGCATCGCCCGAATCTCCTGGAACTTCAGGCCAGCCGCTGTCAGCGCCCCCACGGTGCCCTTGTCGCCTTCGGCCAAGCGGTCGTTCATCTGCACGAGTGCGCGCGTCACATCCTCGATGTCCGCGCCAGATTGCCGGGCCGCGAATTGGAACCGCTGGGCCGCCTCCGTGGAGACGCCCATCTTCTGGGCGAGGTCGCCAATCTGATCGGCTGCGGCGAACACCGACTTCCCGAAACTCACCAGCGACGACACGCCGACCGAAATCCCGAACGCGCCGAGCACGCCCTTCATGGTCGAGAGCGTCGTATTTAGCTTACTGGTCGGGGCTTCAACTTGTTTTGTGGCGTTCGCCAGGGCGAGAAGATGCGGCGGCGCCTGCTGGCCGAGGGCCTTGTAGTGGCCGAGCGCCTCCGTCACCACACGATTGACTTTGGCTTGATCGCCGGCCGTCAGCCGATTCGCGCCGCCAATCTGCTGGACCGCTTTCGCGTAGCGTTCGGCCGCACCAATCTCCCGCGTGCCCAGAAATTGCCGCACCACCGCATTGACCGACCGCTGCGACGGCTCGAGATCCATCTTGAGCCGCTGCGCAATCGCTTGGACATTCTTGTCGGCCGTCTTGAGCTTCTGCTCGAATTGGACGGTATCCGCCTGCAAGAGCACGCGCAGGACGCCGACAATCCCCGTCGCATCAGCCACGTGTCACCTGCCGAATCGGAATGCCGTACGATTCGCTCAAGACACGCAACACGGCGCGCATCTGCGGATACGTCTGCTGTGCCGGCACGGCACGAGCAGACTCATCGAGATAGATAGACAACGGTTGGAGCCCTCGCTTACTCCTCAGTGCCCCATGCAAGCGGGCGATCTGCCACGCTAGGGTCAGATCGCGCCGATACGTATCCTCCGCGCGCAAGCGGGCCGCCGCAAACTCGCGGAACAACTCCCGAATCGTCAACGCCCAAAACGCCTGAGCCGTCAGGCCGATGCGTCGGGCGTGGATGTAGCAGCCGCGCCAATCCCAGGGATCGAGCGCGGCGCCTGAGGGCGGCCCTGGTCCACGGTTGTCTGATCCTCCGGGTCCGGCCGAGTGGAGGCATGGAGCGCCTGGATGGCGGCGAAGAGCTGCTCCGTGCCGCCGACCACATCCAAGAGATCCCCCGCGCCCTCCAAGGTGATCGCCTTGTGATGTTTGCGCAAGGCCGCCCAGAGAAACGCCCGCGTATACGTGATGTTGCCCATCGCGACCTCGTAGACCACCTCGGGCACACGCGCGCGCGTCTCTTTGGTCGAGAGCAAGGTCTCGAGTTCCACGATCGCGTTCGTCGGCAGCGCCAACGTATACCGCTGGCCGCCGATCTCGAGATCGACTTCACCCTTTTCACGGTTCGCCATGCGTCCGCCTTACGGCAGGGTGGACGTGAAGTCCGTGCTCGGCTGGACCGCGAAGGTCATTTCGATCTTGTTGTCCGGGCCGATCTCGCCGAACGTCAGGTTCGAGATGAACCCAGTCACGGGCAGTTCTTCGCCCGCGGGCGAGCCCGCCTCATAGATCACGACCTTGAAGTTTTTGATCGCCCGCTGCTGCGCGAGATACGGAATGCCGCCGCCCGCGAACGACCCGCTGCCGCCGCCCGCATAGGCGTGCGATTCGTGGCTCGGCCGGTAGTTGCAACGCACGGTGAAGGGATTGCTGCTCCGCAAGCCGGCGATGACTTCGCGGTGCGCCCCTGGTGATCGAAGATGCGTAATGTCGATCACCGCCGTGTCGGTGCTCGGCGGCGTGATCGCAATCACATCGGCCACGGCTTCGAACCCTTCCGGGCTCGCGCCGTCGCCGACGAGAAACTGGGCCAGATACCCGTGAATCCCGGCCCCTTGGTACGTCGTATCGGTCAGGTCTGCCATGTCAGTGCTCCTTGGTCGTGCGTGTCGGTCGTGCGTTAGGCTTGCATCATCCAGACGCGGTAGTCTCGCGACACCCGCGCCCGGTGCGTTTCATCCCGGTCGAAGAGTTCTCGGTAGCCGTCCGCGAGGGCTTGCACCAGTTCGACGGCTGGACTCCCCAGCGTCGCAGTCGCCCCACGCAAACCAGTCACCACACCACCCACGTAGTCGCCCAGGATGGCCTGATCGACGGCACGAGCCGCCTTGATCGTGGCGGCCACGCAATCGATCTGCACCCGGCCCCAGACGAGCGCGTCCGTGCCGCGCAAATGGGGGGCCTGCACCTCACTGATCTGCTGAATCAGGACGGCGGGCAGCGTCGGATTCTGCGGCATCTGGACCTCCCAGATCCGCGCATTCACGAGCGCCGTCACGGGCGCGAGACTCAAGAGATACGCCCGGACCACTTCAGCCAACGTCATGTCGTTCGCCCGCTCCCCGATCGGGCACGCAGATGCCGCCAGATCACGTCTTGCAGCAGCTTGATCGCCGCCGACGCCCGCTGATCGAGCGCCGGCCGCATGAACGGTTGCGCAGCATGCCGCACCGTCCCGTATTCCTGAAATAGTCCGTAGAAGAACGCTGGCTCCGGTCCGATCGCGACCGCCGCTTCGCCTGCTTGCTTCGCGCGCACTTCATCTGGCCCCTCGAGCACGCCGGAGGCCGTCGCAATCGCGATGTGATCGCGCAAATCCGGCGGCCCAGGTTCAACGGGCGCCAGTTCCCGCATGCGCTGTTGAATTGGTACGGCCGCCTGCTTTAACATCGCCGTCATGAGGCCGCGCGACTTGGCCGGACTTAAGCTCGCCAGCGCCTGCGCGAGCTGGGCTCCGCCGTGCAGTTGCACGCTAATCATGCGGGCACCTGCGTCGAGGCGATCGTCCAGAGCTCGATGCCGCGCTTGCGGCCGAGAATAGAGGCGGCCACGATGTCATGCACGCGATCGGCCACGAGGAGCCGGCGCGTCTTTGGCACGTCCAGCAATTCCGGGTCCATGTCCCGCCGGTAGTTGATCTCCCACCGCACATCCGACGCCGAGGCGAGATGCGTGACACGCACCCGCTCATACCCCTGGATGTCCGTCCGCGCCGCCGGCAGGCGCGCGACCAGCGTGCTCCAGGTCTCGACCGGCTCCCCCGAGTCCGCATCCGCCACATCCGCGACCGGACGCTGCTGGATCTCGATCAGACGATCGCGCTGACCAGCCTCCAGTCGCGCCACGGTGCGCCATCTAAAGGCCATTGCTCCACCGCCGCGGATAGAAGGCCGCGAGCCCGAGGATGTTTTCGACCTGGCCGTCGGCATTCGAGAGATCGGGGTGTGTGTAGAACTCACCCACGGTTAACCCGATTTCATGCTGCACGTCGTCAGGGATCTCTTCTGGCGTCGCAGAGCCCACCGTGAACGTCACGACCACGGCATCCGGTTGCGCGCGGGCGACAGGCCACGCCTCGCCATAGGCCGGTTGCAGGGTCGCGCGTCGCACGCGGCCGGCCGGCACGAAGATCCAGGTATGCGGCGAGACGTTATCGAACGTGGTTTCAGTGCCCTCGCCATCGAGATAGACCACCGACTCGACCTCACGCACCGGCCCATCGACAAACTCGAAGGCACCGGTCGGAAACCCATCAGCGGTGAGCGTGAGGGTCTTCGGCGCGATGTGTTCGCCGCGGCGGCGCTCCACGAATGCCGTCGCCGCGCGGATGTAGTGATCGATCAGGTCGGATTCCACGTCCTCCGTATACACACGCAGCACGCGATGGGCGATGAACTCGCGATCCACGGCGAGAAAATCTGTCTCGGCGCTCACGAGCGCCGTCCGCCACTGGAGGCCGGCATCCCACGGCAGGCTCACGTCAGCACCTCGGTGTAGGGGAACGACAAGACGCGCGGGCGCCACGTCTTCGGACGTCGCGCGACGAGGCGCTTAACGGCGGCATCTACAGGTTGTTTGCGCCGGTACCGCGTGGTGGAACTGTCCCCGACGAACTCATGTCGCACGAGCACATGAGGTAGGAGATGGATCGGGGCCTGCTGCGCCAGCCGTCGCCGGAACTCGCCATCGGTCCCGTAGTAGCCCGAGAGCGCCTCGTCATAACCGCCCACACGCCAGAACAGATCGCGGGTGAGGAGAAAGCTGGCCGAATGCGGCGCGATGGTCTGCCCGGTGTGCTCACGCCGCGCGAACGCATAGACCACGCGAGGATCGTGCTGCCCCCACATCACCGCGCGGAGCGTGTCAGTCGGCATGAGGTGATCCATATCGGTGAGGAGCAACCATCCCGCCTCTGCGTGATGCGCGCCGAGATTGCGCGCCGCCAACCAGTTCCACCGCACGTCCACGCCGATCCGAAAGAGCCGGAGCGCACACGGCACGTCGCGCGGACGGACGCACGGCACGGGCGATCCGTCATCCACGACGATGACGGTCAGCCCCGCCGTGAGATCCCGCGGATACCCGCGCCAGAGCTGACACTGAGTCTCAAGGAAGGTCGGATTCTCGTAATACGGCAAGACGAGCGTGAGGGGCTTGGGCGTGGCGCTCGGCGGGATCTGGACCGACGGCAGATCGCGACACCAGAGAGCCATCTCAGCCCCAGTGCGCCGCCACCCAGGGCCAGCGGGCCACCGCGTCAGCCGGCTTGGGCGTCTTCGCGAGGATCACGCGGGCCTCGGCGGGGATCTGGCCAGCGGCCCCGATCTCGGAGATCCGAGGAAACCACGCCGCAGGCATCGTGTCGGCCGTCGGCTGCCATTCTCCGATGGCGTCCTGATCGCCCCAGAGCCGCGCCGCAATGGCCGGCGTGAATTGCGTCCAGAGATGCGGCAACGTGCCGCCATCGAACACCATGACCGAGGAGTTGTACCGCCGCACGGTCTGCTGGCCGTTCGCCGGTCGGAAGGCCCCACCCGGCGGCACGAGCGCAAAGGCCGACGGAAACTCCACAATCGGGTCGAGCGCCTGCACGATGATTGAATCGAGATCGAGATAGAGCACCCGCCCGCCGAGCCCCACCGCCGGATCGAACAGGCGCAATTTCGCCCACCAGCCCGGCAGTGGCTTCGGCGACGGAATCCAGATCGCTGCGACATCCGCTGGCACCTGCAACGGGTGATCGGTGAGGCAGACGAACCGATGCGGGCGGGCGAGATGCCGCGCCACACTCGCGCGCAAGCGGGCGACATACTCCGCGCCGTACGGCACATTCGCGCGGACCCACACACAGACGACCGTCAACATGGAATCACCAGGGACTTGTGATACCGGCCCTGCTGCGGGACCCGAAACGCCGCGCGATCCTTCGGCCGACGAAAGATGCCGCGAATCAATTCGCCGCGTGGGGTGATCTGCCGCGCAAGCTGGACGATGTCGTACGCATTCGCCGCGGCCAGATCGCGAAAGAGACATTCATCGGTGAGGTAGTAGCAGTGCTGGCGGTAGCCTTGCACGGGCCGGTCGAACGCGAGATACCCGCCGGGTCTGGTGAGGGAGTGCAGCGTCCGCCACACTTGCGCCTGGTCAAAGACGTGTTCGCCCGTACCGAAATCCGTCACGAGATCGAATGGTTTCCGCGGCCGGACGAGGGGAAGATTCAGGTCGGCCATGATCGTGCCGCGCCCATTCCCATCGATCGAGCAATACCGCGCGCAGCCGAGCCGGCGATACCACGCCTCGGCGAGTTCGTGCGGATCGGTCCACGTCACCCATTGATCGCCTAACTCACAGACGGAAAATCCATGCGGGAGATGCAACTGCTCAATAAAGACCGCCGGCTCTTTCAGAATGCCCATCAGCGCCGGACTCCCAGGACATAGCCGCGTTCGGGAAGCAGCCTGAATGCCTCGAAACGATAGTGCAGGCCCAACTCCTCGATCGCGTGGGCGACGCCGGTGAGATGTGCATCATCGAAGACGGCCACATCGCCCGGCCGTTGACGGGCCGCGAGCAGCCGGCCTTCGCCGAGCACGACCGCATAGTCGTGCTTGCCGTCAAGGAAGGCGACATGCACGCGATCGGTCGTCCGGGCCAGCCACTCGAGGCCGGTGTCGTGCCGGAACTCGATGGCCTGACTCTCGGGCCACGGCGCGAGGGTCTCGGCCAGCGTCAACAAGCCGTGACATTCCGCGATCGTATTCCGCCGGGTATGCGACTCCGGGTCCACGACATCAACGGAGACCACGCGGCTCGCCGTGCCCTCCACAGCCCAGAGCAGACAAAGCGCCGAAAAACCTTTCGCCGTCCCGATGTCGAGACAGTAGAGCGGCCCCTCGGCCGTCAGGCGATACCGTCGCGTGAGCGCATAGAGCACGCGCCCATGCTGCCAATTGGGCGGACGCGCTTTAATCGGACAGGCCAACACGCGCGCCGCCGCCTCGAGGCGGGCGCGATCGAGCGCGAAGCCCTGCCGCGCCTCGAAGTCGTCCACTAGCGGATACCGGCGCGTACGCTCGAGCGCGAACGCCGCCTCATACGCCTCGACGGGGGGAATTAAGTGCATCCGGTCCGCTCCGCCGGGAGGAAAATGTCATCCGATCCCGCGCGGAAGGAATAGGCGTACCCCTGATCGCGCAAGAACCCATGTAGATCCTCTGGCGTGAACCCGTAGTGCTGACAATTCTCGTTGACTTCGGCCGCCACCACCGGCCGACAGCGCCGCAGCGTGCCATGCGCGCCGCGCAACGCCGGGAGTTCGTAGCCTTCGACGTCGAGACAAATCAGATCGCAGACCGGCACGGCGAGATCATCGATGCAGAGCGTCGGCAGGACGCCCGATCCTTCGATGTGGGTCAGACCCTCATGGTCGCCCACCATGCGCCCATGCCGGCGCCGTTGCGACAGGCCGACCGGCCCCCGCACGTCCCCCAGCGCCGCCTGCAAGCGAATGATGTTCGGCTCCGGCGCATTCGCCTGCAAGGCCGCGAACAGCGTGGGCGCGGGCTCGAAGGTGTAGACCGTCTTGAACGAGGCCGCAAGCCGCTTCGGCCAGATCCCGAGATGCCCGCCGGCCTGAATCGCCACCCGGTGCGCCGCACAGGCCGCGATGATCGTGACGAGATGCGGCAAGTCCCGCCGATTGAACTTCAGCGCCTGCGGACTCCCCCGAAAGGTCTCCCACGCCCACCGGCTCATGCCGCGATCCCCCAATGCTCACGCACCCAGGCGAGCCGCTGACCGCGCCAGTCCCACGGATCGACCTTGCCGTGAAAATGCACGACGCGCGCATTCGCTGGCAGCGCGCCGCCCTTCGGCTCGAGATGCACGCGGAAGCTGTACACGCCATCGTCACGCGTCCAGGTCGCTTGACCCGGCCCGAGCACATAGCTGATCCACCCTTGATCGGACCCGAACCGGCCCGCGCGTTTCGCCAACGACGGCGACCGCTGCGGATCGAAGGCCGTCCACACCTGCGGGCGCGCCCCGGCCGTCAACATGAACATCGAGCCGTTGTAGAAGGTTTTGGGATTCGTCTCGCCCCAGATGACAAAGTCCTCAGCGCGAGAAAATAAGGGCGTCACATCGCCGACAATCACGGTATCCAAATCGATACAGACAAAGCGCGGACCGAGCAGCAACTCAATCGCAGGATCGAAGAGCTTCAGTCGACGATAGCAACTCGGCTGATGCCGTCCGTGAGGACTGATCACGGCCGCATGATCGGGCCACAGCGGGATGGTCTCGATGTCCTCTAACCCGCGCGAATCATCCGTGATGCACACAAACCGATGCGGCAGGGGATACTGCCGGCGTAGGGCATTCCGCAACGCCAGGACGGCTGTCGGACCGAACGTGGATCGGTAGCCTGGCGCGGCGCACCACTTGAACGTGCAGACCGTCAGCATGGCAACGCCTCGCGCAAGGGCACGCGCGGAAACGCCGTCAGCATCGTCGAGCGAGAACAATTCAGCACGACGACGCCGATCTTAGCCAGCGGTTTGACCAGCGAATCAAACGCGTGCCGAAAGAGCGGGTACGGCGACCGCTGGCGATTCGGGTGCTCGCCGAAGAAATGACTGCGGTCTTTGGCCGCCTGCATGTCGAATCCGAGAAGGAGAATCCGCGCCGCGCCGTAATGCACGGCGAGATTGATGGCCTGATACCCGGAGTTGCGGCCGGATTTGAGCCCGGTCGGCAGATGCTCCAGCCCGGACCATCCGGTGTTGCGGAGCCGCTGCACGTCCGGATAGATCGCGCGATACTTCGTCCACGCTGAATGATCGAGCGCCCACTTTGGCCCCGTAAACTCTGGGACGCCACGATGCCATTGCCACCACTGCGCATCACAGCCGTACAGCGCATCGGCCCACGGCGCGAGGTGATAGGCGTCATTCACGGCGATCACGCGCGCTTTCGTGCGACAGTAGTCCACATCCTCAACGGTCAAGGACGGCCCGGTCCCGAGAACAACGACGGTCTCCCCAGGCCAGAGACGCGCGACCTGCGGCATGGCATGACCGACTAATAGCGGACAGGACCGGGCGCGCCCGATTCGCCCCGCGGTCCCGCCGGACCGAGCGGCCCGGCCGGACCCATCGGGCCATCGCGGCCCTTTTTCACGGCGAGCTGCCACGCACGCGACTCCTCTGAGGGCAGCCCCGGCTTCGCGCTGGTCGCCTGCTTGGCGATCCACACGGACCCGCCCGCCGTCACCGCATCGCCGACCGCATAGGTCTGCCCCTCGGCAAACACCCCGCGATAGATCACCATCGGCAGGGTCACGATCTGACACCGCTCGAGCTCGCCACGCATGAAGCGAAATGAGAGCGTGCGATCCCCGTCGTAAGCGACGGAGAAATCCTCCAGGCCGAATCCATCCTTGCCGTTCGTCCCGTCGTGGCCGTCGCGGCCATCGGCGCCTCGCTCGCCGATCGGCCCAGGCGCGCCGTCTGCCCCATCGCGGCCATCCTTGCCGTTCGTCCCGTCGTGGCCGTCGCGGCCATCACGGCCGTCAAGGCCTCGTTCACCTGCAAGTCCTGGCGGTCCTGGCGGTCCTGCCTCCACCGTCCGCGCTTCCAAGGCGGCGATGCGCCGCAGGAGCGGGGCACAGACCTCGCGCACGGCGTCGGCCGTCGCGGCCGCCACGATCTGCAAATCAGGCGAGGTCATGACAGGCTTTCGTGATGGTCCCCCGAATCGCGGCGGCCATCATCTCCTCGGACATCTCCTCGTCCATCTCCGTGGCTGGAGAGGAGGTCGTCCCAGCACTGAAGGGATCGGCCTTCGCGTCGCGCTTCGCCAGCGCCGCTAAGGAATAATTCTGCTGCTGGAGATACGGTCCGTCGCCGCCCTCCACGGGGCCGAGGTGCAGAAAGCGCCGCCGCGATTCATTCGGGGACATCCCCCCGCCGCCAATCGCCTCGGCCGCCGCCTTGATGCGCGAGGCGGTATCCATGCGGAGCAAATCATCGAGATCGAACTCGGTGCCGTACTTCGCGGGCAATGACAAGCCGTCGTCGAGCAGACTTTCAATGCACTCGATCGGATTCTGCAAACACTGCGTGTAGTACTGGAGATTCAGCGCCTCGACGTTCGTGTAGGCGGGCGCGGGGGCCACGCCCACCATGTGCGCGGGCACTTTGTACACGGCGCAGACGTTTTCGGCAGAGAGCTTGAGCTGTTTCACGAGTTCCGCATCGACGGCGTTGATCGTCATCGATTCGTACTTCAGCCCATTTCCCAACACGGCCACCTTGCCCGCATTGTCCCCGGTGTATTCCGTGTCCCAGATGCGTCGGATTTCTTGCGCGTCCTCGGAGGACACGGTCCCCGGCGCGGTCAGGAGCCCGCCAGGCTGCGATCCGTTGGCGAAAAAGTTCGAGGAGTTCCGCTGGATGCGCAAACCTTGGACCGCGGGCAAGAGCCCGGCACTAAGCGGCGACACGCCGACGAGCGGATGATAGAGCGGGACCATGACATCGTGAATGATCTCGCTCGCCGGCACCGTAACCTGGGAGGCCACGCCCACCAGATCGTCCTGCTGGAGCGCGTAATAGACGGCCCCATCCGGGGCCACGAGCGCCCGCACGCGCTGGGCGTCGAGCACATAGAGCGCCCTCACCACGCGCCGGAGATCGCGCTGCTTCAGCACGTACGTGTTGCCATGAATGAGCTTCGAGGTCATCCATTGTTCGATAAACTTAATTCGGGTCTGATACCGATTAGGTTTCAGCAGCACCGGAGAGAAGGCTGGGCTCTCCGTCTCCTGCCAGATACCATCGGCATCCTGCTGCTGGAGCGTGAGACGCAGTTTCGCGATGTCCGAGGCGATCAGCGTGACGCACGCATAGACCGCATAGAACGTCAGCACGTTCTCCGGTCGGAGTTCGATCCCGCGCTGCCACGCGCCGCTGAAGCCTTCGCGCACGACCGGCCACCAGCCGCCCCGCGCCTCGGGAGACGAAAGGACGGCCGGGATCTGTTTCTGACGCGTAATCGTGAAGCCGAACACGGTCATGACGCTTCTGGAGGCCGTCTCGGTCGCTGGGCTCGTCCGCGCACGCTGGGCTCGTCCGCGACCAGATCCCGACGCGCATAGACGCCCGCGGCCTCGTCCTCCTGGACCCAGCGCGCCTGCCGCCGATAGAGCAGCGCCGCCGCTTCAATCGGCCGCACGAGACAGAGCTCCCCGGCCGCAACCGATTGGCCACGATACGCGAAGGGTTTGAGGGCCACGACGGCCACACGCGCGTCAGTCATCCCTGCCACACATCACGCCCCGCCGCCGGAGCGTGCGCTCACAGCGGCGGGGCACTCACGGGACTAGCTCGGCGATCCGATCGATCCCCAGTTCACGTCATCCATGTAGGCGACGGCATCGGCGCGCCGCTTCGCCCAATTGATGAACCGCTCGGCCCGGAGGGCGATCGAGTTCGTCTGCCACATGGACACGGCACTCGTCGCCGTCGACGTCGCGCTGTTGTTCGTCGGGTTGTCGAGCATTTCGAGCGAGGCTTCGCGGCTCATGTCGATCGTCACCTGCCCGTCATCCGACAGGAAGATGTCCGACGCGTTGACCGCGATCACCAGATTCCCGCCCCCGCTCTGATTCGCCGCATACTGCGAGGTGATGACCGGGATGCCCTGGAGCGTGCCACCCCGCATCGTCAGACCGGGGAACTCCGCTTGCCCGAGGCTGTTCACCATCAGCGACAGCGCCAACGCCAACGTGTTCGGCATGATCAGCACGAGGCTGGTCGGGTCGATGTTGGCGAGGATGAACGTCTCGAGCAGGTTCTGGAGGTCGGTCCGCGCATTGTCAGCTCCGGTGCCCGCCGAGGTCAGGGCCGTCAGCCCATTTGTGATCGAGGCCGGCGAGACATTCGCCGAGGCGGCCTTCGCCGGATCGACGAAATCGACATCCAGCCGTTCAATCAACGCCCGCGCGAGTTCGTCGCGCACCAATGCTTCAGCCGACGGCGAGGAGAATCGCACGATCTCCTCGGTCAGGACAGCGATGTTGGCGACCTTCGCCCAGGTGAGCGTCGTCGGGGCCACCTGGAAGCTGGTGAGCGGCTTCGGCGCGCCCTGGCCCACCCAGTAGCCCTCTCCGCCAGAGATCTGGCCGATCACGCGCACGTTGAACGGCACGCGCCGGAGGGACGGAATCCCCCCCGTGCCGAACTTGCCGATGATCGTCTGCGGCCGGAGGAACTCGATGAACTCGCCCGCAAGATTCGTCGGGTCCACGAGCGCGCCGGCCCAGACCGCCGTCCCCGTCGTCGCCGCCGGGACCGCTCCACGCTGGAGGTACTGGTGGATGCGCGGCGAATCCGGGTACCGCGCCTTCGCGAGTTCCACTGGGCTCATGTGCTCGAGATAGGCGTGCGCCTTGCACATCACCATGCGGGCGAACTCGTGGCCCGGCGGCAGGGTCTCTTTAACCTGAATGACCGGCGCGCGACTGGCCGCCCCGTCCGCGAACGACGCGCCGGCCACCGGCCGCGCCGCGCCCTGGTTGGACTCTTCGAGGTCACGCAACCGCTTCAGATGCGCATCGACCGCGCGAATCTCGTCCGTCAACGTGTCGTACTGTTCGGCCGCGGCCGCATCGAGCGTTTCGCCCGCGTCCGCCGCCTTCGTCATGAGCACCACGCGCTCGGCATCTTTCGCCGCCCGCGTCGCCTCGAACTCGGTGATCTGTTCCTGAAAGGTTTTCTTCATGATCTGCCCTGCACGGGAAACGGCCGCAACGCCGGCCGAGGACCGAACGACCCGCACCGGACCCTGACCTGACGCGGTCAGATCCTGTGCAGCAATGGCCTTGATGGTGGTGATGGTGGCTGCGCTATTGGCGGGGATCGTCACCGCCGAGAGTTCCACCCATTCCCATTTCTTGTAGCGAAACCCGAACGTGCCCTTGATGGCCTCGGGCGGTTCGAGGGCGTGAAACCCAATCGAGAGCCCGCGCACGAGCTGATGTGCCACGGCCTGCCAGGCAAAATCCAAGATGTCACGCAGCCGGCCCGGCTCGTCGGTGCGCGCCATCTGAATCCGCACCGGAATGCCATCGGATCGGGGTGTCGCCGCGATCACATGGCCGACGGGCGTTCTACCGACGAAGGGATCGGAGCCGTGCTGCCAGAGGAGCGGGAGCGGGAGATGAAAGACCGCGCCCGACGACTCGACGATATCCTCCGAACGATCCATCGAGGGTGTCGTGGCGATACCCTCGAGCAGCCGCTGCTCGTCGTCGAGCGATTTCAGCGTGAGAAGGGAATAGGCCCGCTGCATGCGACCACTGAGGCCGCAGTGTCAGGGGGAAAGGGAATCACGTAATACGTTAGGGTTGGCAGCGCGGGTGATGCTCGTCGTCTGGGAAGGGCTCCAGACATTCCAGCGTCGCCGACACAATCGCCTCCCGGATGAAAGCCGAGACCGTCATATGATTCCGCTGGGCGGCTTCCGCCGCTTGCCGCAACTCTCGCGGCGAGAGCCGGATCGGCACCGGATGACTCGGCGCTTCGGCGCGCAGTTTGCCCGACATCTACCCACTCGGCCGGCGACCCGCCACGAAGATCCGCACCGGGGACGCGGTCGCGGTCGGGATCTGCGCGACGGCATTCAGGAGGGCCTGCACACCGTCAATCCGCCCCCGTGAGCGGCGTTTGCTGGTCAAGACATTGCCCCGATCGTCGGGCCGCGCCGTCACATTGCCGACCATGACGGCCATCAGCGGATTATGGTCGTGCCGGATGCGACGCTCAAGGATTCTCCCTTGCAGCATTTTCATCGGCTCGCTCAGTTTCTCGTACCGCTGAGGCACGAACGTCACGGGCACCTGATCCTCGTCCGCGAGCTGGGGGCCGAGTTCATGCATTTGCCAGGGGTCGGTACAGAGTTCTCTCACGCGCCACTCGCGCGCGACCGCCACGAGCTGCCGGCGCACCTGCTGGCGATCGATCGTCCGGCCGGCCGTCGTGTGCAGCCATCCCTCTCGCGCCCACTGGCGATACGATATCCGATCCTCCTGGCTCCGATCCTCGAGCGTGTCGTCGGGCAGCCAGAAGATCGGCCGCACCGCGAACTCCTCGTCAGGCATCTTCCAGACGAGCGCGGCCGCCGTGATGTCCGTCGTACTTGACAGGTCGAAGCCCAGCCAGCACGGCCACGCGCGTAATTCGCTCTCGCTCGGTAACGGCGGACACGCCTGCCAATCGGGCACGGAGAAATACGCCTCTTGCGCTTGGACCTGCTGCCCCAGATAGAACCGACGGAACTTCGCTTGCTCGGCGGGATTCGCCAGCGCCTTGGCGCATTCCGTGTGGAGAAACTCCGGCTTCACGGAGATGCCGTAATTCGGGTTCGCCTTCCGCCAGGTCGCTTCACTCGTCCAGTCATCGTCCCGATCGGCGGCCGCGATGAAGGCGAACCAGGAGGGCAGATCCAGTGTGCCCTCGAGCACCCGCGTGCTGAGCGTGTAATGCTGCCCGTAGACACTGTGATCATCCATGCCCGCGGTCGTGATCTCGAAGAGCAGCGGATCGAGCCGCGTCCCCATGCCCGACTCCATCACTTCGATCACGTCCGGCGATTTCAATTTGTGGACTTCATCGACCACGACGAGAAACGGCCGGAGCCCATCGAGCGTATCGGCATCGGCGCCGAGCGGCTCCATCTTCGATTCGCTCGCCGCATTATGGATGTTGTGCTTCCCGATCGTGGCGTGGGCCTTCAGCGCCTTCGAGCGCAACATCATCTGCCGACCCGCCTGGAAGCAGATCCGCGCCTGATCTTTTTTCGTGGCGACCGAGTACGCCTCCGCGCCGCCCTCGTCCAGAAAGAACGCGAAGAGCACGAGGAGTCCGCCCGCTATCGTCGATTTGCCGTTGCCCCTCGGAAGTTCGACAAACGCATTCCGAAAACGCCGCCGCCCAGTCGCCCGATCGACCCAGCCCATGAGCGAGCCGATCACAAACTGCTGCCACGGCTCGAGCTGAATCGGCTGCCCCGCCCACTCGCCTTTGTAGTGCCGATAGAGCTGGAAAATGCCGAAGGCTTTGTCGGCCAAGGCCGGCCGAAACACCCACGGCCCCCCGGCCGCCATCTGCGCCAGATCCGCCAGATGCCGCGCGCACGCCGCCCGCTGCCATTTGCCCGCCGGCACCAGCCCCTCGATGACCCGCTGGGCATAGACCGTGACCAAATCACTGGACGGCGAGCAATCGGGCAAGCCGCGCCTCCTCGTCGTCCGGGACTGGCGCGGCGACCGGCACCCTGCCGTCGGCCGCCAGCCCATAGCGCGCCTGGAGCTGCTCGACCCGCACCATCAGCGCCCGCCAATGCGACAGGAGGCTATTCGCGCGACACTCCCGATGCTCCTGTCCCGCGCCGTCGATCGTCACCCGCTCCTGCTCGTACCCCCGCGCCTCGATGCACGCCCACAGCACCGCGGCCCGATGGGCGGTCTCGCACAGCAGCACAAACCCCGGCAGGGTGTCCGCATGGAGTGTCCCCCGCCGATGCGCCAGTGGTGCCCAGCGCGCCCAATAGACCCGCGCCTCCGGTAAGAGCACCCCCGCCTCGGCCCGCACCGGCTCGACCACGTCCTCAGATGCCGCGCCAGACCGCTCCGGCGCCACCAACATGAGCGGCGGCCGACGCCCCGCATTGCCCCCAAGCCACCGCTCACGTCGCGTGTGGGGCTTCCGTCCCGAGCCCAGCCGTTTCCCCCCTCTGGCCATACGATCGCCTCGCAGACTGATTTGTATGATTCGGTATGAAATCCTAGAGCCTTCGAAAGTGCGGCCGCGCCTTTGTCTG